GTGGCTTTGGCTACCATTGCCATGGTGGGCTAGGGGTTTGTCCACATTGGCATACCTCGGGGTTGTTTTCGGCGTTGTGGCTGGACTGGTCGCCTTTTTCATGGTCAGGGCGGCCCTGGGCTTCTGGCTCAGATACTTCGCGTTTTGCGCACGCGAGGTGAAAACAGTATTGTACTATTGGCTGCAACATGGTACAAGATTAGCATCAAGAGTCAGAGGGGATGGGTTCCCTACTGACGTTGCAGGTGTGGTGTCTGCGGATGTCACGGCCGTTGGAAAGGCCAGACTACGTCGTAGAGCAAGGTGGGTTGCTGTTTTGGAGAAGCAACTTGGAGGCAAGCACGGTTGTGTTGGTGCGTTATTCAGAGGGCGGTGGACACCTGACCTCCCCGATGAACGACGCGCAATAGCCGCCAATGCCATAGCAGCCTTGGTCGAGGACGGAGTAAGATTCCTTGGTGGAGGAGTCATACCCAAGTTGGACGAAGAGGATGGACGTGAGATTTTTCTGCACGTTGAACTCAAAGATGGTAGTTGTCACACCATCTTTCCATCCTTGGTGGCAGAGTTGGCTGCTTTCGCGGGTTTTAGACCTAGAAATAACGCAACTCTGATGGCCCTAAGACATCGTGCACTTGAGTGGTGCAAGAAGTCTCAGTTACGCTGGATTGATTTCCAGCAGGGGTTTTTCTCGTCGGTCGCGATAGGGCTCTGCACATCCTCTCAGGAGCGTGTGGCAACAGAGCTCGTAGGGCGGCGGGAACCATCTAGTCTGACAACTTTGGGTTAGGACAGCATGGTATCGTTGAAAGGGCATTGCGTTGGAGAGGTCCACCTACCTATCCGACAAGATGCTGAGTTGTCTTTCGACGGTGCTAAATGCTGTTTTGACTCAAAGAGACTTATGCAAACTTCCTGCGTCACTGCTGTGCCTGGCACTTGGGTGCCGGCAGTACACGCTAATTGTTGGCACAACGAGGTCGCTGCCTTATTGATGCGATCTCTCGGTCCTACGCCCGAGTCTGCTGAACCCGGCCGCCGACCTGTCCTGAGGGCTTTTAGGAGACTTAGGATGGTCGCTGGGCGATATGGGGGCTCAAGATGGGACTACCTGGAGACGGCGAATTCTTATACGGGTTTACTTCGCCGTAGATACCTTGAGGCAGAGAGTTCTTTGATGCTTGATGGTCCGTTGCGCTCGTCGGACTACAAGTTAAGAGCTTTTCTGAAGGCTGAGAAGAGGAGACCAGATGGGTTGGCGAAGCCTAGGATGATTTTTCCAAGGTCACCTAGGTACAATCTGGTGGTTGCTTCTTGGCTGAAACCTTTCGAGCACTGGCTATGGGGAAACCTTAAGTCAGGGGTGGTCTCCGGTGTCGGTAACTCCAGGGTTGTGGCAAAGGGCCTTAACCAGGTCCAACGGGCAAACCTTATAGTGCGCAAAATGCGCGAGATAGGGGATTGCGTGGTGTTCGAGGTTGATGGGCGTGCCTTTGAGGCACATGTCGACGAGTGGCAACTGCTTCAAGAGCATTCGATCTACGCGGCAGCATACCCTGGTGACGGGGATTTGATGCACGTGTTGAGCAAGCAGTTGAGGAATTTTGGTGTCACCAGCAATGGCTGCAGGTTCAGTCGTCGTGGTGGTAGGGCAAGTGGAGATTTCAACACCGGCATGGGTAACACCTTGGTGATGTTGGCTGTCGTCATGGGAGTTATGTCTCGTTTTCGTGGGCTGCGATGGGACACTCTTGTTGACGGTGATAATGCTCTTCTCTTCTTGCCTCGGCCCCGCTGTCACGAGGTCTATGACAGGTTCTCTGACATTGCTACCGAGATTTCAGGTCATGAAATGACCCTAGAGCGTCCGACATGTGTCGTTGAGGAGGTACGGTTTGGACAAAGTGCCCCGGTCAGGGTGAATGGTGGTTGGAAGATGGTGCGTGATTGGACAAAGGTCGTTAGCCACAGTGCGTCCTCTCATCACCATCTTCGCGAACCGCGCTACGCTTTGGAGTTTCTCCGGGGTGTGGCCCTTTGCGAAGGCTTTCTAGCTGATGGGGTGCCTATTCTGTGGGCGTTTACCAGAAACCTACTTTCACGCACGGAATCCATATCTAACCCTAGGATGCATGGTCTTAGGGACTATATGGTTCTTGGTGTGCCTGTTGATGATCTGGGTGAGGTCACTGTCGGTGAGCCTGATGATGAAGCGCGACAGAGCTTTGAGTTGGCCTTTGGGGTTACAACAACTCAACAGCGCAACATTGAGGATTGGCTTCTAAGGGTCGGTGTTGTTACCACCGGCACTGCCTTGGAGGAGATCACTGATGTGTACCGCTTCATCTTCGAGTGAACCAAAGTGGGTTTGTCGAGTGTCGTCGGGGGGGTGTCTGGGCTATGTGTAGCCTTAGTCTGCAAACGAGGTTGGTTGTTCACGATGATGCCATGGATTTGGCTAGTGTCGGCCTCCTGTTGGTCTTTGGTGCGAACCGGCGAGTAGAACCAACTCCGCCGTTGAGGTGCTGGTGTTTATAACACCAAGTATGGGTACCAAGTGGGATGTAGCGGATGGACCTTGTTCGAAGGGTAAGGTTAGGAATCGCCGGAACGGGATTTGTGTGTGACAAAAGCTGCTGGGACATTATAGCCACACCTTCGGGTGCAAAATTTTGGCGTCGATGGAACCTTCAGCTGCCGGTTAGCAGCACTGTTTCCCATTCTGGGGTGGTAAGAGCGTGATGGGGTGCGGCACCTCCTGCCCGGCACAGGAGTTCGCGTAATTCCCATCCTTAGCGCCTGCCTAACTGAGAGACTGCCTCGGACCATCATTCCCACCTGGGAGAGCGGTTTACGCTCGTTCTCCAGAATGGCCTCTTCGGATGTATTAGTTGGCCGAAAAGCGGGAGGTACACCCTGGCTTTGCGGAGGGGGGAGCATATAGTTGAGCCACCTTGTTGCCGTGTGCTCGGGTTTGCTGGGGTCGACACCTCTAAAACCAGCAAGTTTGCAGATTGGCCACCTGTAAGCTGAGATAGAGGCCCCGATCGCGAGACGGTTATTCTCGGGCGATACCCCGCGTTAAGGGGATTCCAGCAACTCGGGAGGGTGGATCCGCTAAAAACGTAAGGGGCCGGCGGATCCCGGAAACCAGGC